TTTCGCCGGTATATTGCCGAGATCCCCCGCAAGCTGCGCGGCGACTATATTTATAAAATTGGCGTGGCTTATGGGAACGTCGTTGAAAACGAAAAGCCGATTGAGTTTTTCTTTGAAACCGAGGAGGCAAAAACCAGCCCCGGAGCTGCCATAATGAGCCCGGAAGATATGGCCCATTATTTGATGGATCTTTGCCATTGCCGTTTGGCGGCCGGGAAAGGCTGCCCGGGCTGCCCATTTGATAAACCGACCAGCAACAACGGGGATGGAGAGTGCCGTTTGTACGTTCCTGACGATTGGGATTTTTGAGGAGGCGAAAAAATGAACATGGAAGAAACAGCCGTTCTTTTGAGCATCCGCCCGGAGTGGTGCCAAAAGATTTTTCGCGGAGAAAAGACCATGGAGATCCGCAAGAGCTTCCCAAAGGACTTCCAGGGCCAGCCCTTTAAGTGCTTTATTTATTGCACAAAAGGGCAAAACGCTGGATTCCGGCTAGAGCCTGACGGAGGCTTGATGCGGCTGGATGGGACCGTCATTGGGGAGTTTACCTGTGATCGCGTGTATGAAATCGCCCCGCTGAACCATGCACCGGACGACCTGGAAGCCCAGGCCTGCATGGACCGGGACCAGATCTGGGAATACACGCACGGCAAAGGCTATGCTTGGCACATTACCGCGTTGAAGACGTATAAAACACCGCTTGACCTGGCGGCTTTTCACCTTCGCTGCGAAAACGCCTTGCGCTGGTGCAATAACGGCGGCTGTGCAATGCACATTGAACACCCTGCAAACGGGAACTGCTGCGGGAATTACGCCTTGCAGCTTAACAGACCGCCGCAAAGCTGGTGCTATGTGGTGGGCCCTGGCGAGTGCCACAAGGAGCTCCAGGAACAGGTAAAGGCCACACTGGGCAGGCTTTACCCGAAAAAGAAGATCTCCGACATTCTGCCGAAGCCTGAAATTTTGGGCCAGCTTGCGGAAGAACTGGCGGAGGCTTCCGCGGCTGCGTCGAAGCTGCGCCGCAAAATTGATGGCAAGAACCCGACGCCGAAGACCTTAGAAGAGTGCTGGGAGGACCTGAAAAAGGAAATCGGCGACGTTATGAACTCCATTGATGCCCTTACAGAGCAAGACCCGCAGAACTACCACGAGTTTATGAGCGAGTGCGGCGAGTATGCAGAGCCGAAAATGGAACGCTGGCTTTACCGCCTGACCGAGCAGGAGGGGAAACCGTGAAAAAGAACTCCGTTATTCCCACGCCCTGCCCAAAGTGTGGCAGCCCGCTGATTATTGAGGCGACGCCCGCAGACGGCGGCCCGAAAGAAATCTTCTGCGCCCTGTGCAAATTCCACGCGGAGAGCGTGGAGGCGTGGAACGCGCAGTACAAGAGAAAGGAACACACATGAAAAAGAAAACCGTTCTTGTCCACCCCTGCCCGAAATGCGGAAGCAACTTCCTGGCGCACGGGAAGCCCTACGGCTGCACAACACCCCGGATTCTTGCCTGGCTTGGCAGCCTGCACGGCGTTATATGCGTTTCGTGCGGCCACTATGCGCCGACTGTGAAAGCCTGGAACAGGGAATGGGAGAAGAAAAAATGAGTAGTGAAGGTATTTGGAAGGCTGCCGCCTGGCTGGCGTCTGCTGCTGTGGCCGTTGCCTGCATCCTGAAAACCGGGAACGCGGACTTTTTGCAGATTCTTGCCTTTCCGTTTTTTGTTTGCATTTTGACTTGAAGGAGGCGGCGACAATGCCCGAAAAAAGCGAATTTGACAAGGCACTCGGAGAGTTGTACGACCTGACCGAATGGGAGAACGCAGAAGCAGCCCTTCGAGAGCTCCACGCACGGCAGCCGGAAATGGAACGGCTTTACATTGACGGCAAGATTTTGCCCGGTGAACTGCAAGCTCTGGTCATGGTGAACAACTGCCTTGAAAGAGAATTTATCCATCGGTAGCTTGCGACAGGCCAGCCGCTTCACCTGAACATTTGAGAGAAGGCACGCCCATGATCGAGAAAGAATCCATTTTTAAGGCTTGGACAATCGACCTCCACGAGCGCTTCCCGCACTGGCCGTATAAGAAGCCAAAACCGGGCCATGAGGGCTTCCGCCTTCTGGACGGGCCCGCGCCTGACTTCCGCCGCATGACCGTGGAAGAATTTGAAACCCTGCCCGCTGGCGTATGGATGGACGTCAAAAAGGCCCTGCCACCCCTGGAACACCCGGTTTTGACCGTGGACGCCTACGGCAACTACCACACCCGCACAGAATACACCGACACCCCGGAGGTCCCGTTCTGCATCACCTACAACGACGGCCGTTTCTGGCCGCCGATTGCATGGAGCAAGTTCGAGCCGTTGAAACAAGGCGGTGATTGATGAATGAGCGATGAAAAGGAGGACCCACGCATGGACATGGGCAGAAACAGCGAACATTACAGCGACCCCACACCAGGCACCGCCTGGGAGAATATGCGCAGGGAAGAAAAGCGGCTGGACGCCGCCCGCCTTGTTGTGGTTTCGGCCCTGGTGCCGATTCTTCGCCAGACGGCAGAGCTTGCAGGCTTTGAGATTATCGGACGCATACCGCTGCGCGACAAGGCGACAGGGAAGGAGTACCGTTAAATGGAAGGATTTGATTTTTTCGGGCTGGCAGCAAAGGAGGGCAACGAGCCCGAAACCAGGAAGCTGCCGCACCGCATTCTTTTCCGCGGAAAGCTGAAAAGCGGCGCGTGGGCCTTCGGAAACCTGAACATTGACAGCAGAGGAATCTGTATTATTCGGCCGGGCGAGCACGTTGTGGGCAAATACGGCCGCGTAAACCCCGAAACTGTGGGACAGGCTACCGGCATCCGGGACAAGCGCATCCAGGACATTTTCGAGGGCGATATTTTGAAGATTTGCCATAGAACAACCCAGCCCATTGGGTTGGCCGTGGTGAGATACGACAAAAAGTGGGCTGCTTTCAGAGCCTTTTCGGTAGAACACCCGTGGTATTCTGTCCAGATCACAGGCCTGGACGAGGTCATGGGCAACGTTTACGACAACCCGGACCTTGCCAAAGGAGGGCACAAGCATGACGAAAGCAGAGCTTGAGACACTTTCAGAACGCTGGCGAAATAAATCAGAAAGCGCCCTGGAGCGATACCAGGAGACCGGCACGCAGAGATACTACCGGGAATACTGCAACGCCGAAGACCTGGCAGACGCATTGAAAATGGCCGCAGATGCCGCAGACGCCCACGCCGACAACATACACACAAAGGCACAGCTTGCTAATTTTGCATATAAGGCTTGGTTGATAGAACACACAGAGGAAGCGGAGAAGGCCCAAAAGACAAAGGAACTTTTGACCGAGCTTATTTCCTACGGCGTCATGAAAGGAGTAATCCGCAATGATGAATAAAAGTGCCATCGACTGGTGCGATTTTTCATGGAACCCCGTCACCGGCTGCAACTTTGGCTGTGAATACTGCTACGCCCGCCGCCAGGCCACCCGGTTTGCCGGAAACACCCGCCTGAACATGACGAACGAGCAGCTTAAAACAGATGCCGCCGGGCTTTACATTCTGGAACAGCCCTTCAAGAACTACAACGGCGCCGTTCTTCCGTTCCCGGCCGGTTTCGCCCCGACCTTCCACAAATACCGCCTGGGCGACCCGGCGAAGAAAAAGAAGCCTGCAAATATTTTTGTTTGCAGCATGGCGGACCTTTTCGGTGACTGGATTCCCGATAAATGGATCGAGGCTGTTTTTGAGGCCTGCAAGGTAGCACCCCAGCACAATTACTTATTCCTGACAAAGAACCCGGGCCGCTACCAGACCCTTGCAGCAGCGGGAAAGCTGCCGGAGCTTCCGAACTTCTGGTATGGCAGCAGCATAACAGGCCCGGAAAACAGCTTTTGGTGGAGCGAATACCACCACACCTTCGTGAGCTACGAACCCATGCTTAAACCCCTGGGCATTGCCGACGAGGACGCTGCCCGGAAGGTTGATTGGATCATTGCGGGAGCCGAAACCGGACACCGGGCAGGGAAAATCACCCCAGAAGAAGGCTGGCTGGAAGAACTGGCAGCCGCAGCACGAAGGTCAGGCGTTCCGCTGTGGATCAAGGACAGCGAGGAGATCCGCGCTGTGATTGGTGGAGAACCCGCCCAGGCCTTGCCGGATGCGCTCAAACACCCTAAAGACCGCCCCACGCCGCACTGCGCAGAGTGCGAGCACTGTATTAAGACCCAGAAGGGCCAGAGAGGCACCCGGAAAGACTGCGCCATTGGATGGACGGCCGAAGGCTACGAGGACGGAGGCGCCCGCCACATCCCCACCAGAGGAAACCGCCAGTCCCCCGACTGGTGCCCGAGAAGAAAGGACGATGCAGAATGAACAGCCGCGAGAACATGGGCGCCCTGGGCACCCGTATTGCCAACATGGGCCAGACCCTTATGCAGACCGCGATCCGCACCGGCGTTGCCGCAGGCGTGAGCGCAGCAGCCGCACACATTGAGGAGGAACACCGGAAGGAGGCCAAGGAGCGCACGGACCGGCGCCTCCATAACACTCGCCTCCTCCTGAAAAACTACCGCCTTTTGAAACGGCACACCGCAGGCGCCATCTACAATGCCAAGCAGGCCAAGGAGAAAGAGAGCGCAGCCAGCATCCTTGACGGCCTGGAAAGCTACACCCGGGACGACAGCCTCTATATTGAGAGCATCAAACGCAGCCAGGAACGCACCCTCATTATTCTGGCCCACATCGAAAAGATGCTTGACCTGTACCGCGTATGGTGCCAGCAGAACGGCACGGAGGAGGACGCGAGGCGCTACGAGGTGGTCATGGAAACCTACATCCGGGAACCCAAAAAAAGTGTACAGGAAATCGCGGGCACTTTTGGCATCGAACGGCGCACCGTGTACAAGGACCTCAATGCAGCAATTCAGCCGCTTACCGCCTTGTTTTTTGGCATTGATGCCGTAAAGGCTGCCTAACGTGCACCAGGGTGCACAAATTGGGCACTGACAGGGCACTTTGAAAGATATATAATACTAGCATGGAGGCTTGAGGATGAATGAAAAACCCAATAACGGCACCCCCCCCGCGAGGTAACGCCTGACGGCTTCAAAGTATACTGCGCGTATGACGAGATCGTGGAGATCGACAGCCTGAAACCGAACCCCCGGAACCCTAACCGGCACCCGGAGGCACAAGTGAAGATGCTGGCCCGCATAATCGGGGAACAGGGGTGGCGAGCCCCCATCACCGTGAGCAGGCGCAGCGGCTACATTGTACGCGGCCACGCCCGGCGCCTTGCAGGCTACGAGGCGGGCAGCCAGTACGCCCCCATTGAGTGGCAGGACTACGACAACGACAACGCCGAAATGGCGGACCTTGTCGCAGACAACCGAATCGCCGAGCTTGCTGTCCTGGACCAGGACGCCATAGCCGGGATTCTGGCCGAGCTCAAAGAGAACACCGACGACCTGGACCCGGAGCTGTCCGGCTTTACGACGGAGCAGATCGAGGACATGATCGCGGGCAGCCAGCCCGACAGGGAAGCCGAGGAGCAGGCCGCGCGCCTGACCCTGGGCGAAAGATTCCTTATTCCGCCCTTCACCGTCCTGGATTCAAGAGGCGGCGTATGGGCCGAGAGGAAGAAGGCTTGGAAGCGCCTCGGTATTCGTTCCGAAGTCGGCCGCGGTGCTGACGACGACAACACGAAGGCGGGCTTGACTTATAACATAAGCAGCCAGCCGCCGGGTGCCTATAAGGCCAAGAACGCCTATGAGGAGAAAATCGGGCAGAAAATAAGCTGGGAGGAGTTCGCAGAGCTTTTCCCGGATGCCATGGCGTACAGCGCCACTTCCATTTTTGACCCGGTCCTTTGTGAGCTGGCATACCGCTGGTTTTGCCCGCAGGGCGGCGCGATTATTGACCCCTTTGCAGGCGGCAGCGTCCGCGGCGTGGTGGCGGCCTTTACCGGCCGGAAATACACCGGCTGCGATTTAAGCAGCCGCCAGATTGAGGCCAACGTGAACAACTGGGAAGAAATCTCCCACATTAGCGTCCTGGACGATGCGCCCGAGGTGATACCGCCCACCTGGATAAACGGCGACAGTTCCCACATTGACGAGCTGGCGCCGGGAGAATATGACCTCTTTTTCACTTGTCCGCCCTACGCGGATCTTGAAGTGTACAGCGACAAGCTCGAGGACCTTTCAAACAAGGATTACCCCGAGTTCTTGCAGCTTTACCGCAATGTGATCCGCCGGGCAACCGCTATGCTGAAACCTAACAGCTTTGCCGTTATTGTGGTGAGCGACCTTCGGGACAAGAAGGGCTTTTACCGCAATTTCATTTCTGACACCATCGACGCCTTCCAGGACGTGGGCCTGATGCTTTACAACGAAGCGATTCTGGTAAACACGGCCGGAGGACTGGCAATCCGCGTGGGCAAGCAGTTTGAACACAGCCGGAAGATGGGAAAAGACCACCAGAACGTCCTTGTGTTCTGCAACGGCGACCCTGCCCAAAGCGCAGCCTTCCGCACGGAAGACCCGCAGGAATACACAGAGGACATAAACGACTATCTGAAAGCCGGAGCGGGAAAACTTGGCGTGAACCACGAAAAAGTCCTGGTTTTCGCCAAGGGCGATCCGAAGAAGGCCGCGGAGATCATCGGAACGCCGGAAACCGCAGAGGAAGCCGACCAGTACGACAACACGGCCCTATTAAAAGAAATTCTCGGAGAAGATACCGGGGACGAATAACAGCGCAGGAGGCCCGGGAACAATCCCGGGCCTTACTTTTTGCAAGGAAGGAGGAAAGACCATGGCACACACAGGACAGCGGGACCCCTGGGAAAAGCTGCCCGGTGAAACAGCCCGGCAGTATGAGTGCTTTTGCGCCTACCGTGATATGCGGTATTTGGAGAAGCCGAAGAAGCCCGGCGACGTTGTCCGGCCGGATTTTACCGTCCGCCGCAGTATTCGCGGCCTAGCTGAACAGCTGGGAGTTACCCGCAAGAGCTTGGAGCCCATGAGCGCGAAGTTTGACTGGGTAGCGAGGGCGGAGGAGTACGACAACTATATTTTGGACTGCGTGGCGGCCAAGAACACGGCCAACATCGTGAAGATGCACGAGAAACACGCGGCCATTGCGGAACAGATGTTACGCAAAGCCACCCACCGCCTGTTGACCCTGGCGGACGAGGACGTTGACGCAAACGCCGTTGTTCGTATGGTTGATATTGGCGTAAAAGTGGAGCGGTTGAGCCGGGGAGAGCCCACGGAGAACCGCACCGTTACCCATGGCGGCGCCCTGGAAGTGGAGAGCACCAAGCGCGCAGACCTTTCCGACCTTTCTGACGAGGAATTGAGCCAGCTTGCCGGACTACTGGAAAAATCTAGCCCGGGTTGACCCAGCGGCGCTTCTCCGACAGGTCCGCCGGGAACAGGCGGAACGGAACCTCCCCGAGTTCATCCGCCAGGCCTGGCCCGTCATTGAGCCCGGCACGACGTTTATTGACAACTGGCATATAGACTGTATCGGTGAATATTTGGAAGCGGTGAACCGCGGCCAGATAACGCGCCTGATCGTAAATATGCCGCCCCGCCACATGAAGTCCCTGGAAATTACAGTGTGCTATCCGGCCTGGACGTGGGTAAAACACCCGGAACGGCGATTCATAAAGGTTAGCTATTCCGACAGTTTGAGCCGCAAGCACAATGTTTTGACCCGTGACATCATACAATCCCCATGGTATACGGCCAACTGGGGGGACCGATTCAGCCTAAAGGACGACGTGAACCGGCAAAACGAGTTTAAGAACACGCACCAAGGCTTGATGTTTTCAACCTCTGTCGGCGGCGCGCTGACCGGCGAAGGCGGCGACTGCATCATCCTGGACGACCCGCAGAACCCCTTACAAGCCAACAGCGAAACCGAGAGAGAAGCAACCATAGCCTTCTTCAAAAACACCCTGCAATCCCGTTTGAACGACCCGAAGACGGGCGTTTTTATTATTGTGATGCAGCGCCTTCACGAAAAGGACCTGACCGGCCATATTTTGGCCGAGGACCTGGGCTATACACACCTTTGCCTCCCGGCGGAGGCGCCGCAGCGCACAATAATCACCTTCCCGGTGAGCGGCCGCGAGGTGATCCGCGAGGAAGGCGACATCCTGAACCCGCAGCGTTTCGACAAAGAAACCCTGGCAAGCCTTAAAAAGTCCATGGGCTCCTTGCAGTACGCGGGCCAGTATGAACAGACCCCCGCCCCGGCGGACGGCCTGATCTTTAAGCGCGAATGGCTGCAAAACTTCTTCGACCCCAAAGCGGCACCCCACCAAAGTATGCTTATCCAGTCCTGGGATATGGCCTTCACCAAGAGCGAAGGCAGCGCCAAGGTGGCGGGCTACATTGTGGGCCGGAGCGGCGCAGACATTTACATTTGGGACCTGGTAAACGAAAAAATGACCTTTACCGAGAGCGTGGCGGCCGTGCGCACCCTGACGGGCAAATGGCCGAAGGCCAGGGCGAAGGTTATAGAGAACAAGGCCAACGGCCCCGCAATCGTTGACCTGTTGAAAAAGCAGATTCCTGGCATGGTGGAGTTCAACCCGAAGGGCAGCAAGCAAGAACGTGCCCTTTCCGTTACGCCCTACTTTGAAGCCGGGAATATTCATTTCCCGAAGCCGGAAACGGCGCCCTGGGTGCATGACACCATCCAGGATCTATTGATGTTCCCCAAGGGCGAATACAAGGACGATATAGACGCACTTGTGCAGGCTATTTTGTACTTGATGGACAAGCCCGCAAAGAGCCCGCCAAAGGCAGAAGCGTTGCTTTCCAAAGACAGCTATTGGCGGAGATAAACAGAAGGAGGAAAACGCGTGACAACCCGAAAAGGAGAAGTCGGCCGCATAGGCCAGAAACGCTATGGCGGCGTCTTCTACGAAGAATTTTTGCCGGAGCTGCGCGGCCGCCGCGGCATGGCAGCATATAGCGAAATGGC